CACTCCAAAAGGCGTAAACGCCATGGAAATCATCTCTATTTTCATTTGCCACCATTTAAAAAAATGGGACAAAATCACCATATTTCGATGATTTTGCCCCGTTTTTCCTCTTTTTTAACTACATTAAGTCGTTATTACGCTGGTAAAGCTGCCTTGATGAATGCCGCGGTACGATAAACGACTAACGCGATGCGTTCTTCTGCGCGAATCGTGACCATGTTGTTCTGAAAGTTAGTGCTATCTTCCAATGACATTTCAACGACGGCTTGTTGTCGGTCACGAATTTCGCAACCCAATGCCATATTACCAACCAACGTGGTATTGGCGGTGATGGAATTTGACAAGACAATTGGAATACCCCACAACGTAGGCGTGCTCAACATACGCGGATCGCCAACCACATAACGATCATCGCTTGCGTTGATTTTCATCACGTCGATGTTATACCAATCAACAGGATTCATCAGAATAAAATCTGGCATATATTCTGATACCTGCGCTTGCTTGATCATATCGCGGATAATATCCAGGCGATTTGTCAAATTCGGGCTTTGTAGAGTGTATGCAGTCCCCTGCGTATAAATCCCGTTTAACTCACCGTTTGAACCCGTGCCGGAAACAAGCTGCGTTTCCTCTTTAAGTTTCAAGCCATAAGTCAATCGACCATTTACAAAGCTTTGCAATGAAGGCGAATCTTCAATAACCTGGCGCGATGCTGGAATAAAATGCGCTAAGGTTTGAACCGCCGCCGTGGAAAGCGTGAAAGTGATAGCCGATTCTGGCTTCGTGACGTTTTCATATTGTTCCGGTGAACCGCCTACTTGCGGACCTGCGTTATTTGTAAAAACGTTTTCCTTTACAAACTCGATCAGATTTGAAGTCGTTGGGCTTGATGGCATCAAATCGCGGACGCGCAAAACGCGGTTTGGTCCAGAGATAATGCCCGCACTACGATCTGCGGGAACCAAAGGTTGATTTTGACCGGTTGCATTGATGATCGCCGTTTTTACTTCGAATCGAGCGCGACTAGTATTGCCTTTGACGATGGATTGATAAGCGTCAGATTTAACAAATTCGGCGCCAAGATCATAACCCTGCGCCTCTTCCTGTAAACGCATGCCTTTTTGCTCCATTGCCTGAATGCGATCATAAAGGCCGTTATATTCACCGGCGAGTTTATCGATTTCGCTTTTCAATTCAGTCGAGACAGAACCCGATTCCTTAGCAGTAGCTTCAATGCGCTTAACAACATCTTCGATAGCAGAAAATTTCTTTTCGATTGATGCTTCAACCTGTTTTAAATCAACCAGATTTTCGGCCTGGTCGGACGTCATGTTGCTTTTATATGTCATTTCTTGTCCCCTAAATTATCAATAAATTGAACTAAACTCGACGTTACATTTTTCGAATTTAGTCGACTATTTAGCCTTTCTAATTCGTCCTGCTGTTCTTTTTCGTAATCACTACGAACAAGAGCGCGGACGCGGCTTAGAAAAGCAATCGCCGCCGATTTCGAGAACGTTCCGGCATCACGCAAGAACGCTTCGGCCTCTCTTATACTTTCAATGGTTTCAATTTCCGCTTTTACGCCGGTGACGCGCGCTTGTGTTTCCATTGGGAAATTGACGACGCTAATTTCTTTTAATTGAATCGCGTTGATCGTCCTAAATTCGTAGTTTGGATCTGTCCAAACCGCGCCATTTGGCGGAATTTTAAAACCAATTGATAAACCGTCCATTGCTTTTCGTTTCATGGCACTATAAAGCGATGGCCCATCATTGTGATTAAGATCGATTTGCCCAACGGCAAATAAACCTTTGGAGTCTTCTTCAAGCTTCACCCAATCGCCAACCGGTATTGTCCATGAATCATGATTAACAAACATTTTCGGCGCAGGATCGTTTTTGAGCGTTTCAGAAAAAGCGCCTGGCGTAATGGTATCGCCGCCGGAATCAACGCTATTAAAGACAGAGGCGTAGCCCTCAAATTGTCCGTTATCGCCTTTGGCGAATTTCAATTCACACAAATCGATCGCAAGTTTTACCTTTTCCATGTCAGTTCCTTATTGCTGAATTGGTGTCGTTGGCGGCGCGCTAGCTTGCGCTGTTTGTCCAAGTTTATCCAATGGTGCCAAATTTACTTGTGCCGTTAATTCGTCACCGTTTGGCCTTTCTGGCATATTGAGCGTGGCACGACCTTCGTTGCGCGTCATCAAACCATTCTGAGTGAGGGTGCCTAAATATTGGCCTCGCGCAACCGAATCCATTTTTATGAATTGGGAAACGTCGTGATCGATGATTATGTTCCGTCTATCCTGAGGTGGTAAAAGACTATGACGCAATGCGGATTCCCATTCGTCTATGTAATCCTGCAATGTAAACGTTAAAAACGACAATGTTTGTTGCTCAAATGAAGCGGGCCATGAACTTGCGCCACCGGTTCCCGCGCCGATTAATGCTTCAGGAACGCCCCAAAAACGCGCGATTTCGCTTAATTGCATCTTACGCGTTTCCAACATTTGCATTTGATCGGGATTCAAACTGTCTGCTTTATATTGTATGCCGCCTTCGAGTATCCATAATTTTCCCTTGTTGTAAGCGGTTTCGGATAATCCGTCGTATAATTTCCGTGCTTGTTTGCGTTGATCATCGGTCAACCATTGGTCGAGCATTAAGTAACCGCCGCCTGGGTGCCCGCTATTTTTGAACTGCTTCGCCGCATAAACATCAGCCGAAACTGATAAACCAAGACATTCGCGCGCATAATTGACACGTTCCAAGGCGCTGATCCCATCGATTCCTAAGCCTTTCATGTGCAAAATTGATTTTTGCGCATAGATTTTCACACCGTCATTAGTCGCATAATGATAGGTGAGATCGCCGGTTTCCCCGATATAGGGAGTCATGCGCCCAGCTCTTAACGGTAAAATGTAAATAGGCCTATTGCCAGACCATTCAATATAGGCATATGCATTTGACCAAATCGCTAATTGCGTTGTCATTGCCTTTCGAAAATCGCGCGGTTTCATTAACGCATTCGGCGATCGATGGAAAAGATCAACCAAATAATGATTATCTAATTCTTCGCGTCCTGTTGACGTCCTTCGATAAAAATTGATAGGCAATGAGCATACAGAATTAACGATGTATTGAACGCACGCCCAAACTGCAGAAACCTGCATGGCCCTTTCATCGGTAACCGATATTCCGGCATCGGTATGATTGCCGCCACTTGACGCCGTTTGCGGTCCCTTGTCTTTACTAACAAGGCCGCCCATGCCGAACAATTTTAAAATCGGACTGAATAGATTCATTAAATCGCCATTAAAAAGTCATTCAAAGATGTGTCTGGCGCATCGATAGTCGTGCGGCCAAACGCCATGAGTAGCGCAATAATACCGTCAATTCGTCCGGTTGATTTAGATTTATCAAGCTTTCGGTTACCGGCCGGATCTTTTATCGCGATTGCATTTGCGGCGCACCAATTCAAAACCGGGTTCGAACCGTGCGCGATTTTGGTATTCAATAGGATAGTCTCAAAAGTATCAACGGCCGGACCCATATCACGGAAGCCCTGTCCAAATGGCGATAGCTCAAGTTCGAGCCCTTCACGTTTTAATGATTTCATTAAGACATCGATTCGCCATCGATCGTAACTAACACAAACAACATTATAAATCTTGGCATATTCATCCAAGCGTTCCGCAATATAATCCGTATCGACCGATGCGCCTGGTACCAATGTGATATATCCGGCATCCGCCCAAAGATCATAGGGCACTTTATCGCGCTTAGCCCTCATTTCAAGATGTTCGAACGGTGCGAAAAAATCTACCTTTGCGTGCCAGATACCGAATGCATCTTGTGCGATCATCGCCAACGCCGATAAATCATTTTTCGACGACAAATCCAATCCCATATATACAGGATTTTCAAGGAATACATTTTCTATAATCTCGTCGGCACATGACTCCCAAATGGGCCGCGCAATGAAAGGCGTTGTTTCCGATACCCTTCTATTCAGTATTAAATTTTCAAAGGAATTTTGTGCGCTTGGCATACGTCTGGCGTTTTCCGCTTGCGCCATAACTTCGGCCTTATTCATAAAATGATCAAAACCTGGATTCGCTTGTTTAATCGCTTCGACGCTGAAAGTGTCTATTTTTGGATCCGCCGTATAAAGAAAAAGCTTAGTTTTTTTGTCCGCACCGGTTTTAGCATCATCGATCAATAAAGATAAAAGGTCGATATCCGTTGGCGCTTGCGTGCTAATGATGATTGAAAGCGGCGCATCCTGTGCTGCTGATGCTGTTTCGATTGCATCGTATAAATCGTATTTCGGGCCACGAACCTGGCCAAGTTCATCATGCACGGTAAAAATCGGACTCAACCCGTAAGCGGTCGAAGCGTCTGCGGAAAGTGCGCGATACACGGTTCCAAGCTTAGGGCAAACAAGTTGCTTGCCAGTGTCTTTTATATTAATTCGCGCATCGAGCATGGGCGACATGCGAACTACTTTTGCGGCTAGGCCAAAAAGAATAGCAGCCTGTTCGCGGCTCTGCGCAGTGCTATAAAGTTGGCTATTTGGCTTGGCTTCTGGCCCGCATAAATGCAGCAATAATAAGAATGCAGAAAGTGTTGTTTTGGCGTTCTTGCGGCCAAATGAAATAATCGCGCGCCGTGTCGGTGAATCGTAAATCTTCTTGATAATGCGTTTTTGAAAACGCACCAATTTAACGCGCTGCCCTACAAATTTACCTTCGGGAATCCTGCAATATGTTTCAATCCAACGGATATTGCGTTCTCCGCGAGATTCCTTTTTAGAAGTCCCACGGGTCGCTTTCGTCGATGACTTTGCCGCGTTGTTTCGTTTTGTCATAGCTTGAGTGCTGCGAAATCCGCATGCGAGTTGCTAACGATGAGAGCGCTCGCCCCTCGCGTTCGCGCATCCGTAAAAGCTGATCATAACTTTTTACAACCATCCTTTTTTTTCCGGTTTCGAATTCGTCTATTTTCTGAGAGATTCGCCGCGACGAAACAACGTGTCGGCAATACTGCGCAAGCAATGCAAGTGTTTCATCGGGGAACCAATCGGCCGGCATGCGGTTCACTACCGTCAACCATTCGATTTTTTGTTCGTCAGTCAATTCGTCAAGCGGTTGCGGGCGTCGGGCGGATTCGATCAACGGTTGATCGTCATCATCCCGGTTATCATTGTTGATTATGACCGCCGCAATCGATTGCGGCCCACGTTTGCCCATAAAAAAACCTTATCGAAAACCTTTTTTGAGAAACTTACTCGCTAAAAAAG